GTCTTCAGCCACGAGCCGAGTCTATCACCCAAGTGAGCGGGGTTGTCCACGCGTATCGGGCGCCTGACCGCCTGGTCTACCGGATGTACGCGCGCCTCCGTGCGACTGCGCGGCCTTGCCAATCGCCGCGCCTGCGGGCTGCGCGCCCGCCCCGCCGCCGCTCGGCCCACCCATGGCGGGCGGCTGCTGCGTGCCGCCCTGCGGGCCCAGCGCGTTGCCCTGCTGCATCTGCTGCTCCAGCAGCTTCTGGCTGAGGGCGATGAAGCGCTCGCTGTCCTCGCCAAACCAATTCTTTACGCGCTCTAGACCGACCTGCTCGATGACGAACGGCAGCGCATCTACCGCTTCGCGTACAAGTTCATCCAGCCATTCCTGCGGATTGTCCGTCGCGCCGCTGAGTTCGATGCTCGTGCGGTGCGGAATCCACTTGTTGGCCTGCAGGGCCTGAAGGGCTTTCCATTGTTCGAGCATAGCCGGGTCAAGCCTGCGTCCCAGGCTGACCTCCCAGCCGTCCCAGTAGCCGTCGACATCCTCGGGCTTGATGGTCATCTCGCCCAGGTCTTCGCCATTACGATCCTTGCCCGGAACGGGCAGGGTGAGCCGATCCTGAAGGCACACCTCAAACTGCATCGCCGCCAACTCCAGGGCGCGGGTGATGCCGCGCACGAGCGAATCCTTGGCACTCTCGATTTTGAGGGTGCGCATGCTCTGGATGGCCCACAACTGCTGGGCGGAGCGTGTGCCTTCCGCGCTGCGTGGGCCCTGGGCCACGCCGTTACGCTGGATGTAGTTGTCGACAACGGAGTTGGTCTGCAGGAGTTCGTCAGGCACTGGCTGCCCTTCGAGCATCTGCAGGTACTCCCCGATGCGCTGGTCGATGGGGATGTACTGGCCGGGTCTGATCTGGATCTCGCGGCCGTCTTTGGTCCAGCCCAGGTAGGTGCGCCAGGCGTTGATGGCCAGCATCCACACCTGCATGGTGAGCACGTTGGATTCGATGGGGTACAACCCGCTGGCATTGGTGAGCATGCCCCGATAGCGGCGCTCCATGTCGTCGAAGGTGAGTTCCCTGAAGGGCACGATGACGTACGGCATCTCGGGGTAGCCGTGCTCGGCAATGCCCCGATACGGCCCCGTGCCGCCCACCTCGAACAGCGGGATGTCGTTGAGCATCAGGCATCTGTAGCGCCCGACCCACACGTCGTCGACCCACACTAGCTCGCGCGGCATCATGTGCTTGAGCGCATCGGATGTCGCCTCGTAGCGCGAGAACGCGTGCAGCGCCTCAGCCTTGGAGGTCTGGTAGTGCTCGACAACGACCAGCAGCGTGCCGTCGGAGGCCTCTTCCCAGCGCGTCACGCGCGGATCGCGGCGCTGGAAGATGATGGGATTCTTACGCCGGTGACGCACCTCCCAGGCATCCTCAGGGCTGGCGTCCTGCCAGTTCTCGAAGCGCTCCCTGAACTCGTCCTCGGTCTCGTCTGCCCACGGCTCGGGCTCGGGGCCGCTGGCCTGCAGGCCGATGGGCTTGCTGGGCCACAGCGAGCGGTCGACCATGATGCGGAAGATGCCCACGCGACGGATGACCATGTCGGTCGGGATCTGGCGCAGCACGTCCTTCTGCTTGCGCCAGGAGTAGAGCATGGCCTTGCCGAAGCGGGTTAGCTTCTCGGCCTGCTTACGATATTTCTGGCGGCTCCGGGCTGGCCGAACATGCACGGATATGTCAGGAGGAACCAGCGTATCGATTGCGGCGTCGGCGTCGGCAGGCGCCGAACCGGTCTTGACCGCCAGCCTACCGCCCGGCGATTCGACATCGAACTGTTGGAAATACAGATCTTCCTCATCTTCCATCGCCTCGTCGAGGTCACCCCACTGGGAGCACAGGTGATCGCGCCAGTACAGCACTTCCTCATACGTCGGCTTGTCGTCGATGTCCGACCGGTAGGCGCCGTCGGGAGGGGTTTCGTCAGGGTCCACTAGCCAGCCGCCAGATAAGAACGGGGCTCAAACGGCCCGCGCTGATGATACGAGCGCACCTCGTCCATGAACATCCTGGAGCGCGACTGAGGTTGGCGCGCCAGCACTTCGGGCGGGATGTGCTCGGCAATCACGTTCTCGGTGATCTCGGGCTCGATGTGCGTGTCCAGGTAGCTGTAGCTCTGGCCACCCTCCGGCTCGCCCTCGAAGCGCTTCTTGATCCACACGTAGTAGCCCCACGCGTCCATGGCGTGGTTCATCCAATCGCGTGGAATTTCTTTCAGGTTCTCGTCCACCATGCGCCGGCGACCGTAGGTGTACGACTTGGCCTCGCCAATGAAGTTCATGCAGCCACGGTCGACACGCATGCGCGCGCACGTACGCAGGTAGCTGAGCGTGTCGCCCAACAAGTGCTCGTCGTTCAAACTCTCCTCGACCTGGATCACCAGGGCGCGCTGCTCGTCGTCATCCAGGGCGTGGTCAGAATCTGGCGCCAGGCCCATGTCCGCCAACAGCGCGTTCACACGCGAGCGATAGAAGCGAAAGAACCGCACGGGGTCGCGCAACTGGTTGCGCATGAACGGTATGCGCTCCCATACCTGCGGCTTCTTCTCGACGATGTACGCTGGAAAACCCATGCGCTGCCAGCGCCGCATCTCCTCGGGCTGGGCCGAGTCGCAGATCATATCGGAGATGCCCTCGATCTCCCACTGGGGCAGCAGCGCGCCCTCGGGGCTGATCTGCTTGGACTTGATCCAAGGCCGGCTGGCCAGGATCTCGGCCATCTCCTCGGTGGATCTGTGCGTTTCGTAGATCTCATCGAAGATCACGGTCATGTCCGTATATTCCTGGATGGCCAGGATGCAGTAGGGGTTCGAGCCACCGCTCGGATCCACGGCCATGATAACCGGCAGATCGGGGTTGAAATCCACGTCGGTGACGTGTACCTTCTCTTTGAACTCAGGAAACACCCGAGCATGGCTGGAGGCTGGGATTCCGCCGAACTGCTCCAGGAACTCCTGTGGACGCATCTCCTTGCTGGCCTGGACCAGGCTGGGGGTCTGGCGCCCCTGCGGGAAGGCGTAGAAGTTGATCTCGTACGAGGCGTCCTGGAACATCTCCCAAGCGGCCTGGCTGCCGTCACGCACCATCTCGGCGCGCGCGTCGAGAGCCTTCTGGTGGAAGAAGTCGCCCTCGCCTTCCCACGACGAAATTAGGAGCGCCTGCCCATTACGATCCGTAAGCGGCGGAAGAATCGCCCGCGTCCACGCCTCGGGATAGATCTGAGCCGCCTCATCAATAATCGCCAGGTCAATCGCGGCGCCGGCGGCGGTCCAGACGTTTTCAAGGGAGATGCCCTCCAGCCGAGCGCCGTTGTCCAGGATGCACAGCTTCTCCTGGTTGGTATCGCGTACGGTGCGCGTCTTCAGGCCGTGGTCGCGGACCATCTCCATGACCTTGTCGAAGGCCCTGGACACCAGCTTCATAGTCGGCGCCGCCAGCCAGATCCAGGAGCGCGGCCTCAGCCAGGCCACGCCGATGGCCTCCATCGCCGCTTCAGTAGTCTTGCCACCGCGCCGGCCCCAGGCGGCGATACGAAACCGAGCGTGGCTGCGGGCCAGTGCTTGCTGACCCACCCAGTGGCCGGCGACCCCCTGGGTAGCCCAGCGCTCGGTTTCGTCCTGTAAGGCGTGGTACTCGCGCAGCCTGCTATCGGGCGTATCCAGGCTACCGATCCAGCGCAGGCGCGCCTTGAGGCCCTGCTCGGCTTCGTAATCAGCAGGAATGAACAGCCCGTGCGGGCGGTAATTGAAATGACTGAAAGCCTCGAAACGCTCCTCAGGGGTGACCGGGCGGAAGGGCGCAATGCGCGCAGCGGCGCGGTCCTCCCAAGTCTTCAGCCAGTCGTCGGCTGAGCCTCGGCCGAGACGCGAGAAATCGAGTCCAGCCAGCCCCTGGAGCGTAGTCTGGGGCACTTACTTCAGTTTGCAGGCGCAGGACACGCACTTGGAGCCGTTCTTGTTGACGACCTGCACGGGCTTGCCAACGCGCCCACCACTGGAGTTTCCCTTGCGAATGATCGGTGGCATAGCTCACCTACCTTTCCTGGCGAATGCGGGCGGCGCCTTCTTGGCCGGCGCCTTGGACTTGGCGGCTGCCTTCGGCGGCGCCTTGCTGGCGCTGGCCTTGGCGGGCGCACTTTTCTTGGCGGCTGGCTTGCGCGCGGGCGCCTTCTTGGTGGGTGCGCTCGGAGGCCCGCCGAACGGGTTGCCCGCGAACGGGTTGCCATCCATGCGCCCGCCACCGAACGGCATGGGCCGGTCCTGACCGCCACCCATCTGCTCCAGTTGCATGTTGCTGCCTGTATTGCCTTGCGGTGTGCCGCCAGCGGCCATCAACCTCTGCTTTTCCTGCATGCGACCCTGGATGTCGCCCATTGCCTGTTCGTGCAACCGCTGCTGTCCACCCATCTGGGCGCCCGCCGAGCCGCCCATCTGCGCACCGGCCGAGCCGCCACCGGTCCACTGACCCATGGGCTCCTGGATCGGCCGCTGCTGCTGAGCCTGCTGATACATGCGCTGCATATCCGCCTGGCGCTGGCGCATGGCCTCATCCATGGTCGTCGGGCGCGGCGCCGAGCCTGGCGGGCGGTACTCCATATCCTGCGCCATACCCGTCGGCAGCGTGCGCTGCGGCATCTGCACATCGGTGGGGGAGCCCTGCTGCGGCTGCCAGCGCGTAAATCCCGGTGGCGGCTGCTGCCAGTTGGTGGGCGGCGGCTGCTGAGGCCGGTAGCGCATGTCGCTCATCATCGGGTTCTGCGCCCGCCGCCAGGCGTCGTCGATCCCCGCCATGGGGTTGGGCTGCTGGGGTGCGGGGCTAGTATTTGTCGGGCCGCTTGGACGCGATGGGGTTGTGCGGCGTGGGCTGCTTGGGGATGTTGCGCGACGCCGGCCCGTATCCGCCTTTCTTCGTTCCGCCATGCTTTCCACCTTTCCTGGCCATTACTTCTTCCCTTTCGCGTTGGTGATCTTGGCGGCGCGCTCTTTGCCGTACTTGCCCTTGAGCGCTTCGTACTGAGCGGGATTCTTGACGAAGCCGCCGCGCTTGGTGGTGTACCCGCTACCGGTTTTCTTCCAGGGCACCTGTCACCCCCGCACATTGATCCATACAATGAACAGTCCTACGGCAACTATCAGGACCGTCATGATGGTAAAGAATAAACACGAGGCGAAGGGCGGTGTATCCACCTGCCCCTCTGGATAGCGCTTCGACACGGCGCATTAGCGCACGATCCACGACAGATTCCAAGACCCTGCCCAGGCGTTGAACTGGCCTGGGGTGATGTCATCCCAGATGCCCTTCCAGCCTGGCGCCGAGTTAGCCACCCACAGGTTACCGTTCCTGACTCCCCGGACGGCAACGTAGTGGTACCACGTCTTCGAGTTCAGGATGCCCGTGGTCGATTCGCACAGGCTATACGCCATGGGCCAGTCGACCCATTGGAAGCCGACCTGCACGCCCCAGCCCTCCATGACCCTGTGCGCGCAGCGCACATCCTTCAGGCCCATGGCCTCGTCGATGCAGCCTGGGTAGCCCATCTCACCCACGACCTTCTCGCGCGTGCTGGTGGGGTCCAGCGCCGTGGCTCTAGCTACCCAGTCGACCGAGCATGCGCTGCACGTCCAGTCGCGCACCTGGCCAGGCATGGGGTCGGTCCGGTGCTTGTCGAAGTAGTCCCACCAGTCGTAGCCGGCGTCTTCCTCGTGGCGTACGGGCGCCCAGATGGCAGCTTGACTAGTCATGACTTAGTCACATCAGGCCCAGCGCGCTCAAGATGCGTGGCACCAGGAACAGCAGGATGATGATGGTCACCGCCGCGCCCGCCAGCAGCAACCCGAAGCTGTCGATGCGCGCCTCCCACTTATCGCCGCGCGTGTTGGGCCGCTTGCGGGTATAGCCCACGGACAGGGTGAAGTTGATCTGCATGCTGGATTCGTTGTCATTGTCCGGCTGATCCACTCACGTTCGTCCACGCCACGCTGACAGGTGTGGTGCCCGCGCTGCTGCCATTCAGTGGTCTGTTGATGTCCATGAGCAACTCATCGCGCAGCCACAGGAAGGCCTTGGTGAGCGTGGTCGTCACGCGCTCGTGGTGGTCGCGCTGCTCGACGTTCAGCACCTCCTGCAGCAGGATGTGCACGGCCTCGTGCACGAAGGCGCGCTCAAGCTCGTCGTCGTCGATCTCCCTGACCTGCGGCATGTTCCAGTGCACAGTGCCGTGCATGTACCGCCAGTCGCACGTGGTGTAGGCGATAGTGTCCGGCTCGGGGTTGCCGTCGACGGCGAAGTCGGTTCTGACGAATTTGAACTCGATATCCCACCAGCCCACGCCCAGCGGCTTCCACCAGCGCTCGCGCAGGGTGGCGATGCGCGTCTTCTGGCGCTCGAACTCTTCGTCGTTCATGATGGTAGCTGGCTTAGCCGGTTCCAGTAGGCTTCGGGTCTGGCCTTGCTGCCGCACTCGTCGCATTTGATGTCCGCATCGGGGATCGGCGTGCGCGCGTGCTGCTCGGGGGGTATCGGGCACTGGTAGATCACCTGGCAACGGTGGCCACAGCTTGTGCAGATCACCGTGGCGCTCAGGTACTCGGGGCACACGCTCATGCTCGGCGCATCACATTCTGGTCCAGCGGGTCGTCGGTGTACTGCTTGAGCCAGCGCTCGGTCCAGCCGCCGTAGGGCCGGAAGCCGTAATCGACGTTCGAGGTGCCGTCGTAGTCGGCGTCCCACAGCGGGCGGTCGCACCAGCGCGTGTTGGAAAGCCAGCCCTGCTGCTCGAAGAACCAGTACGCGGTGTAGACCACAGTCTCGTCCTGCAGGTAGCTGTCGCACAGCGCCAGGTCAGCGTCAACGTCTTCTGTGTTGACGCCGCTCGCCTCCAGGTCGAGGGCCAGGAACTCCAGCTTGCTGGTGTACGGGTCGAGCAGCGCCAGCCTGTTCAGGATGCGGCTCGGGGTGAGCGCATCGCCGGGACTACACCACACGTAAGCAGCCACCGACCAGTCGCACTCGATAGCCATGTCCAATTGCTGCTGGGTGTACGACTGACCGTCCTGGCCCGTCACGGCCTGGACGATCAGCCCGCCGAAGCCGCGCCGCTCCCACTCGTCGAACCAGCCCGGGCTGAGCGCGCCCTGCCAGTTGGACACGTCGATCCAGTGGCTCGGCAGCACAGGTTGGGGGGGGGCGCGTCGAACGGGCGCCCAGACCTGGACCGGCGAGGTCACACGGCCCTCAGCAGCAGGATGACCAGGACGACGACAACGACCAGCCCCAGCAGGCCGATGCCGCCGCCCCAGGCGTAGCCGCCTCGGTTGTAACCGAAGCCGCCACCGAGCACGGCCAGGATGACAACCACGATCAGGATCAGCAGCAGCGGATCCATCAGACCAGGCGGGCGAGTGCCAATCCCGAGATGAGCAGGCCAGGCACGATGTCCAGCCGCCCGATGGCCATGAACACGATGGCCAGGATGAGCACGATCAGGGCAATCAGCCAGCCCAGCGTCAGGGCGTAGTTGCCGACGGCGGCTACGCGCACGCCGGTATGCGGCTGGCTCACAGCAGAGAGGCTCCGTTGGCAGGATCCCAGACGATTACGGCGCCGGATGAAAAGGCCATTTGCTTGCCCCCCGTGTCTGGATCGTCGATCTCGTCGGAAACGGGCAGCCCGATGAACGTCCCCTCGTCCTTCAACTGCTGCCAGTATTTACAGATGGCCGTCTCTGGATTGTAGATCAGTCCTGTAACAATGCTGCCCCACGCGGCCTCGGCGCCGACGTTGCTCACGGCACGGGCTCCAGGGTCTGGGCTGGCTCGCCGCCGTCACCGCTGGGCGGCTCGGGCGCCCCCATCGGGCCGTCTTGCAGGCTCTGCACCTGGCCGTCCAGGCTCTGCGGGAAGCCGCCTGAGGCACCCACCAGGGTGGTGAAGGTCGCCTCGGGCGATGTGCAAGGCACACCTGATTGGTCGCCGCCAGCGGGGAACGGCCCGACGGGCGTGCTGATGGCCTGCACGTAGTAGGTGCTGTTGGGCACAAGCTCGCGCAAGCCAAAGGCGACCGTGCCAGGCGCTACGGGCTGCAGCAGCACGCTGGTGCGGCACTCGTAGCGGTTCGAGACGCGGCCGTACACCAGCCTGTGTTGCGCCCCGAAACCGGTGTAGCCCACGGTGACCGTGGCGGTGGTGGCGGTGATGGCCGAGACCGTGGGCGAGGCCACCTTGGTCGGCTGCTCTGTGCCCTGCGCCGATCTCGCCCAGCCGAACTTGTGCCACGGGTACAGGTAGTGGTTCGTGCGCCGGTCGCCTGCGGCCATGTTTATGTCCCCTTGCTATTCCATTGAGACCAGGTGTAGCGCGACCAGTTGCCCTGGACGCCCAGGGCTGGGACGGCTGCGGTCATCGGCCCCGAGAAGGAGTAGAACCTGACGGGAATATCCTGCAGGTCGCGCGCGCCTGGGATGCGCACGCTGCCGCCATATGGCCGCAGCGTGGGCGGCGGGGCGGTCGTGCTCAGGATCTCGTAGCTCAGCACCTCACCCTTCAATTCGGCGGCGGCACCCAGCGAGGCCAGCGAGAACGACGACTTGTGCTGGCCTGCGACGGCGCCCGCCTCGTTGCCGACGATGACAAGCTCGGGGCGGTCTTCGCGCCATATGCGGTAGCGAAGCTGCAGCGCCTGCTCGGTCCACGCATTGAACAGCACGCTGGTGGCATCGGCGGCGGGTGTGACGGTGACCGAAGTCAGCGAATCGAACCTGCTCGGTCCCGCCACCATGCTGGGCACCTGGGTGGCGTTGGTGGTGCCGTTGGGGTTGTACTGCGCCCAGGTGTAGTTGAGCACAGGTGGGGTGACGGTAAATCCGTGGAACTCGACCGGCAACGGCGTGCGCCCGCTGCGCAGCGAAACGGTGCCGATGTATGGCCTGATCGCCCGTCCCGTCACGTCGCTGGAGTCGAGCGAGATGCCGAACTGGTAGGTCTGGCCCTCGTGGCCCGCGCCCAGGTTGAACGTGAAACTGTGCTGCAATCGCGGTCCGGGGTCGAACGACGACCCGCCAGCCGGCGCAGAGCCCGGATTGGGCGCCTCGCTGAGCGCGCGCCAGTCGACGCGAGTAACGACCAGTACGTCGGTCTGGAAGGTGAGCGAAAACGCCTGCGTGGTCGAAGAGAAGCCGACGTTGCTGATCTGCGCGAAGGCCGTAGCCATCAGAGCGTCTGGGCTGGCTCGGGCTCGGGCGGCGGGGTGGGCCCTGGCTCAGGCTCGTCGGGGTTGTCGTCGTCCTCGGGCGGCGTCTCGACCTCGGCTTCTTCGACGGCGACCTCGACGCCCTCGGCGGGGAAGGGCCTGATCTGGGGCGTGTTGGGCACGATGTCGGTCGGGTTCATGCTCTCGACGACGGTGCCGCGTGCCATCAGGATGGCCTCACTTTCACTCTGGCCCGCCTCGTTCTGCAGCCGCAGATCCTCACCGGGCGGTACCTGAGGTGGCGGCTCGCCTTCGGCGGGCATGGGCTGTGGATCGAGCACTGTCGGCTCGCCCTCGGGCGCGTTGGGCTCCACGTAGCCCTCGTCACCGGGCTCCAGGACGACCTGCTCGCCTTCGGACGTGGTGGTCACATTGGGGTCTGTCTGCGTCATGGGACGCCTCCGGTTACCAGGGTGTGGGTCGCTGGCGGGAATGTTATATGTCCGTTGGACGCCGCGCGCATGGACTGCACGTAGGCTGGCTGATTGATGGTGAAGCCGTGCGGGCAGTCCGAAATGTAGTGCCACTGACCGGGACCGTGGCCTGTATAGCAGCGGTCGATCATGGGCGCGGGACCGCCAGGTATGCCGAGCACGTACAGCGCAAGCTCGTTGTGGTACTCGTCCCAGACCCCGAGCACGACGGCGGGCTTGCACAGGCCGTAGTGGTGCGGGGTCATGTCCCACGGGCGCCAGTGGACGATGGCGCCGATGGCCAGCGTGGGCGTGCCGTACGGGTCGCCTGGGTCGCCCTTGGGCCCGCGTGGCCCCTCGGGGCCTGGGGCGCCCGTCGGGCCCGTGGCGCCTGGTGCGCCGCTCGGGCCGGGGACGCCCTGCGGCCCCTGCGCGCCCATCGGGCCCTGTACGCCAGCAGGACCAGGCGCGCCCTGCGGTCCGGTAGGCCCGACGAATGGCCCTACATCATTCCACGTGGAGCCGTCGGATACCCAGATATGGCCGGTATCCAGGGTGATGTAGGCGTCGTTCAGAGGCTGCGGCTGGGCGGGCAGGTTGGCGGCGGTGTTGACCGAGCCCTGGATGTTGAGCCCAGTACCGGCAGGGCCTTGCGGGCCCATCGGTCCCTGCGCGCCAGGGACACCCTGGATACCTTGCGGGCCCTGCGGACCTGCAGCACCCTGCGGCCCAGTCAGGTTGGTGCCCGTATTGGTCCAGACGCCAGATTCCTTGATCCACACCGAGCCATCAGAGCCCAGGTAGAAGTCACCGTCGTTACCCACGCCGTTGTCGGGCGGCACATTGCCTTCGAGCCACGCGGCGGCGCCCGTCGGCATCTCGTCATAGAGCGTGTCGAACATCGTCATGTGGGGTACTTCTTAGGAATTATTTCTGGAGCCGGGTGAGAGTACGGCACAACTTTGTAGGCCACCCCGAGCCGACCGAAGTGCCGGGTCCAGATCATATATTCGCCGTAGTGATCCCAGTGGCCGATGCACACGCGCTGGCCCCCGCTGGGGGCGCAGCGGCCGTGCGCTTCGAGCGAGGCCTGGACCTCGGGGGTCACGTCCCTAGCGCGCGGCGCCCTTGCCCAGCTTGGGCGCCATGGGTTTGACCGAAGACGAGGTCTTGCCCTTGATGCCCGCTCGCTTGCCGCCGCCCAGCGGATTGCGCTTGTTGGATTCGTTACCGGCGCCGCAGCTTGCGCAGCCGCAGCCCATGCTGTGCTTCTTCTTCATGGCAGCGAGTTCCCCCCGAAGCTGATGGCACAGTTGGCCCACATGCGCGCCTCCTGCAGCTTGCGGAACGCAAGCGTCCGATCTGGCCCCTCGGGCACGTGGTCTCGGATGGCGTAGTACGCCTCTGCGATGGCCTCGGCAACCGCCTCGAAGTGTGCCTTGGCCTCCTCGGCGGGCGGAACGTACTTGAACGGGTCGGGGATCACTTGCGTCATGCTGCCCTCGATGCTTCCAGTGCGCCTCTTACGTCCTTCATGATCGCGTTCCACAGATCGGGCTGTGAAGCACTCAGGTGCTTCTCGACGAGCGCCAGGATGGCCTCGGCCACGGCCTGGGACTCCTTGGTGATGTTCTCGCTCTTCATCGACTCTGTGTACTTCTGTAGCTGGTTGACGTAGCTCAGAAGCTGGCTGTTGAGGGCACTGTGCTCGGCGGCGGCGTACGCGCGGCCGGAGGTCTCCATCTGCTTGAGCCTGACGTGCAGCCCTGCCACACGCTCGCACAGGAGCCGGTAGTGAGGGCCACCGTCGAACTGCCCCTGCAGTTCGGCCAGCACATGGTCATACTCGGTCTTGAAGGCTTCTGTATCTGGGATTTCCAGCTTGGTACGGCGCAGATGCTCGGAGAGCATCTGCGACTGGTCGGCTATCTCCGACCAGCGCCGATACGCGTTCCTGACATTGCGGCGCGCGTTTTCAAGCTCGTCGGGCTGATCCACGGGATCGATGTCGTCGGACACACGGCAGGCCTCGTCCCACTCGTCGAAGGCGCGCCGCTGAGCTTCGAGCACATGTTTGAGGCGTTGCTCGGGATCCAGGCTCGGATCGTCGAAGATTGACGGCTCGGGCGCGGTCCCGTCCTTGAACAGGACGATGGGCATGCGCACAGCATAGGAGATTTGACCTGGGGGGTATAGGGGGTGTATCACCTGTGCATAGGCCCCGGAAGAGATGTGGGAGTCGACGACGGGGTAAGAAAGGTTTAGCCGTGACGATACGAACCGGATCACTCTCGCGTGAGCTTGCCATTCAGGATCCCGAGATCCTGGAGTTGATCCTGGAGGACTACAAGCTCAGCGCTCGCCGCGAGCGGAGTTCGAGGGTGGACTTTGCCATGGGCTGGCTTGCCGCCATGCGCCGGAAGGGCCAGGCTCTACTTGAGTCGAGACGAGTAGAGTCTGTGCCCTGGTAGTGTTGGGATACTTGACACTGGGTATTCCGGTTTGCTAGGGTTTGTCGACCCCAAAAAAGGAGGCAGCAAATGCTGCGACGGAACCCTCAGACAGGTGCCTGGGAGCGCAAGGTTGGCGACGGCTGGGAGCCCGCCAATCCGCCAGGTGCGGTAGCGACCCAGGAGGCCAGCGCGCTGGACAATGCGCTGGCTGATACATTCAGCGGTCCAGATGAGCCGAGCGTGGCCCCCGCGCCGAGCGCCGAGCCCAATGGCGTACAGGCAGTACCCGCGCCATCCCAGGGAGCGGCTACGACTACCGCACGAGGCCCAGAAGCCGCCAAGCGGGTGGGCGTTCGTGCGCCTCGTCCTGCGGTGGATGCTGCTGTGGGGCCTGGTGGCGCTGGTGATGTGGGTGTGGTGGCAGGTGCTCCAGATCTGGTTGCCGACGTTCCTGGTCTGGTCTCTGGCGACGGCCAGCGCGGCGTAAGCGGCGCAAAGAGCGTCAGGGAGCGGCTGCAGCGGGCCGCGAGCCGCACGCGGGCCCTGGGCATCAGGAAGACGCAGACGGTGTCTGTGGGCCCGCGCAGCGCGCGTCCGAGCGGCCCTGCGGTCAAGGACTCGACTGAGGCGCGGCAGACCAGGTCGCTGCGCAAGACGGTCGAGGTCGGCCCGTCCAGGCAGCGTTACGTCAATCGCCCCGCGCCTGGGCTCATGTCGGATCGGCCCAAGTGGGTGCAGGAGTTGTTCGAGGCGCACTTTCGGTCAGATCAGACTCTCGCGCTCAGGCGGTCCAACAACCGCATGAAGATAAGCCGAACGGACTACGCCATCGGCTGGCTGACGCTGTTCGACAAGATCCGCGAAGAGCCCGCCATCATCAGGCTGCGTGACGGTACCGCCTAGGGAAATTGACGGGGACGATTGGATGGTCGTCCCCGTCGACGAGTACAACGCGCTGCATGGCCGGATAGCTGAACTGGAAGCACAGCTTGAGTACAAGCAGCGGATAATCAACACGCTGGTCGTGGAAAAAAACCTGGCCGAATGCACGGACAAATAGTTGACATCTCGCCGGCGCTGGCATCGGCACAAGAATCTGAAATGCCAGAATTGCCGAGCGGTGGTGTTCCCGACGGCGGTGTGCATCAGGAAGGCGAAGCGGGGCTGCCCAGTCCCGCTGAGCGTCCTGTGCTCGAACTGCAGGGCAAAGACGCCGAACTCGTGATGCGGATATTGAAACTGTGGGCAGCCAACGAGCGGCGCCGGCTAGAGTTGCTGCGGACCAGGCAATTATGGGCCGATCAGGCGGCTGAGCACAGGTTGGCGCAGCGGGACATCGAGCGCGTAGAGAAATGGGTACGCGAGTGGGGTGTCCTGGCTGGCAGCAGTGAGAAAAAGGGTATTTCGGAATAGCCAGGAATTGCTAGTCAGCAAATTGGCACCAAGATGGTGCGAAGCACCATCGGGGGGCCACTCCCCCCCGGCAGGGGGGGAGTAAAAATTCGGCGCAGCACGCTGCGCATGCGGGGCGTGCCCCGCTAGCGCTGCACTGCGCGCGCACGTCAGGCAGCATGCCTGTCGGCCTGGACGCCTGCGCGGCGCGCCGCGCTTGGCGGCCAGGACGACCTAGCTCAATGAATTTCCTGGCCTGGCCTGCGCCCACGCGGCCTGCGCGCTGGGCGCGTGCGCCCTGCGCCCAGGTGTCCGCGCTGCGCTGTGCGCGGCGCGGGCTGCGCGGCGTGCGCGTGCGGAGCACAGGCCTGGCCTGTGCTTCCTCAAGGCCAGGCGCGCGCAGCGCGCCCAGCCGCACGGCATGCCAGGCCGCGCGAGCGGCCTGGCTGCCGCCGCTCTCGCCGCATGGCGGCGAGGCAGGCGCGGCTCCGCCCTGGGGCTGGGCGGCGGCGCCGTGCGCCGCCCGCCCTCGCCTGGCGCGCCTCCGTGCTCGCGTAGCGGGCACGGATGAACTGCGCGCATCTGGCCTCGGCCAGATCCGCATGCCCGCGCCTTGCGCGCGCCGTGGCACGCTGCAGGCTGGCGCCTGCCCGTGGGCTCCAGGCCAACCGCGCGCGAGACGGGCTGGCCCGTCGAGCACAGGTGAATGCGTGGCGTCGGTGCGCGAAGCGTGCCGACGCCGCTCGGCTACCCGCGCGCGGCCTTGCATACTGAGCCCGGGCACCTCTCAAGGTGCTGGGCGTGGGCTCACGCTGGCATCTCAGTGGTAACAGGTCGCAGCCAACGCGCAAGGGCTCATTACGAAAATTCCCTTCGGGACCGCGCGGACGCGCTATTTTCGTAACGTCGCTAATCCTTGCACGATGGCCGGCTGACCTGTTACTATCACTGATGCCAGCGGAGCACACGCTGAGCAACTTGAGGAGGTGCCCACAGTGGCATCAGTATTCGCAAAGGCCGCGCACAACGCGGGTAGCTCGGAGCGGCGCGCAATCGCCCACTTCACGACCGACCTGCACGAGCACGCATTCACCAAGCCCGTGCTCGACGAAAAAGGCCAGCCCAAGCTGGACGCGCGCGGCCGTCCGCTGAAGGAGCCCACGGGCGAGGTCGGCTACGCCTTCCGCATCGTGCCGACGGACGCGGCCGGCAAGGCCACGGGCATGACCATGTGGATCTGGCTCGATGGGCCAGAAGCCCTGGCGCAATTCATCCACGACGTGCCCGCGATTTACGCGAGCGCCAAGGAGGCGTACGCCATCGGCGTCGAGGGCATGGGCTGGCCAGCACTGGCCAAGCCCGCCGCCAAGCCCGAGCCCAAGGCCAAGGCGGAGCCGGCCAAGCCAGCCTCGCCTTTCGCCAAGGCGGCGAAATCCGAATCGGCGGCAGCCAAGGAAGCTGCCATCGCTGACGGCCTGGAGGACATGCCGTTCTGAATTGGCTGCGGCGCGCCTTCGGGCGCGCCTGGCCTCACCTTGAGGAGAGCACAGTGACCAATCCATTTATTTCCGACACGCGCGCGGCCATCGCGCAGATCCGCGAATATCTCGCGCACATCGAGCAGCGGCTCGATCACCTGGAGCAGCAGGCGCCTGCGGTCCCCAGCTACGAGGACCAGGTCGCGGAGGCCACTTCGACCACGGCCATTTTCAAAATCATCGAGCGTCGCGTCGGCCTGGACCGCCGCACATTGTTGGGCAAGGCGGAGCGCCTGGTGCGCGTGTACGGCCTGGCCGACCGCTTCCCAGACTGGAGCACGAATATCGAACTCGCGCGGTATTTCGCGGAGCTTCACCCGACCACGGGCAAGCCGCGATTAATCGCTGCAATCGAGGCACTCGGGTGAGTGCCTCTTCGCGGCTCTCGCGCTCCCGCGAGCGTACCGAATATTTGCGCCGGCGCGCCAGCCGGCGCGCTGCCGATCAGCGGAAATTCGACCGCCTCGCGCGGCAATTAGTTTCCTGGGCGCCCTCGCGGGCGCCTTTCGGCTGCCCGGCTGCATTTCTGGCCCCCGAAAAAGCGCCCGGCTGCGACGGCCGCAGGCCGGCGCAGGGCCCGCAGGGCCAGGGAGCTTTTAGGGGGGGCCAGGCTTGTCCGATTCCCTGGCTGGGCCCTTACACAAATAGAGCCCATTATTGCGCCCGGCGCGTACGTATAGCGTAATATTCCAATTATATGCCCTGGGACTTTACATGGGGACCGGTATACGTATATGGGTCCGGGCACTACAATACGCGCGTATTGGCGTTAGCGGCCAAACACACCGGTCTCGAAAAAATCACTCTCGACACAAACATCGAAAGTTTCTCGCGTAGAGGATCTGGCGCTCTAGCGGCGAGATTGCGAGATTGATTTGGCATTTTTTTGGCCTGTAATTACCGTACTAGCCCGTGCCAGCTTTAGCCACGCTTGACACCACCATGTGCGTGTGATAGCCTGCTTTCTATGCTTCTCCCGCACAGAGGTGTAAAGCCTCCCATCCCCGTGGTCTCTGTACTCCCACGTTATCGCCCCCGTGCGTACCGCGTAGACCGTCGCACTGGACTTGCCATCGTCCTAGTCAATCGCTCCGACGTGGAAGGTGCAATACACGCTCTACACCCTGCCCTTCTATGCTTAGGCCATCTCTTCCCGTTCCCTGCTACCGCAGACGATGTAAGCCAGCCCTGTACCCCACTGGCTCGCATAGGCAATGAGGTAGCCCGGCGTGCCCTGTACCTGCACAAGCTCTTCGACTTCATGCATCAGGCCTCCAATAGCGACGATGATCTGCTGCTTCGTGCACTGAACTGGGAGCACGATGTCTGGCTCGACCTCGACAAGCCCCGCATTGCCCGAATATTCGACAAGATCACTCCATTCATGCCCACACTCATAGACATAATGCATCGGGAACGCGAGCACTGGTACTGGCGCGGCGGGCTGCACGCGGGCCAGCCATCCACCCGTTTCGGCACCAGCAATCATGTGCCCGTGGTGCGGGTGCTCTGGGCCACGCACCGCAACCACCCACCCCTGTACGACGGCAAGGGCCCCGTGCTCAGGCCCCGCCGTGACAAGCGCAAGTGCATCGAGTGGAACTGCGTCAATCCTCACCACTTCGAGCCCTCGATCCCCGTGCGTCTCGGGCGGGACGTGACCGCCATTGCGGGCGGCAACTACGCCAGGTCCGGCGTGCTCCCGCCTCGCAATCACTACTGGAATATGAGTTCGCCCAGCGTCCCCGATGAGACCGGTGTCTTCGAGCGGCTCGTGCTGTGCAAGGCCGGTCACCCACTCGGGCCCACTGCCCAGATCAAGTACAACGCTGCGCTCAAGGGCGCCCTGCCCCTGAACGGTATTGGCTACTGCTCCAGGTGCAACAAGAAGCGCAAGGATGAAGGCCCGGCTGCCCCACGCAGGCTCAACGTCGATGTGCAGACGCAGCAGTGGCTGCAGCATGTGCCGACAGCCCCGCCTCAGAGCGACGAGCCCGTCGTCAATCAGTTCACGCTCGATCCTGACGCTGGCGTCAAGGACATGCACGAGCGGCCACTCACCGACTGGGAGCGTGATCATCTATTCGACTTCGATGATGAGAAGTAATCCGGCATAAGCTGTTGCAGCAGTTGTTGACACCCGCTTGACGGCGTGCTAGGGTGATCGGGACAGCGGGACGGCAGCACACCCCCCGCTGATCTCATCTTGAGGAGGGATTATGCACAAGCCCTTTGAAGTGCATCTGACCCCGTCTGAGCAGGAGGCCCTGCGCTCAGCGCTAGTCAACAACTACACCGAGTGCCGCTGCACCCCTGCATTGGAGTGCGCTGGGCACAAGTTCCTGAGCGAGCGCGACCGCATGGTGGGGCGTATTGATCGCCTGCTGTGGGTGAGGCGCACACTCGAAGAGTGGCGCCACGCTGAGTTCACCGGGAAGTGCAAGGCGTGCGGTGTCGAAGCCGAGCACAGGCTAGGCGCTGACCGCTGCAATAGATGCCTGCTCACCGCTGCGCTGAGCACTGAGCCTGAGCCTGAGCCCGAGCCCGAGCGTGGCCTGCACACAGGCCCCTCGCTACCATGGTGATTGCATGCCGTCCACTTCACACGCCAAGTGCAAGGTGTGCCGGGTGCTCATTCATCGCAGCAACAGGTTCGGGCTGTGTCCGCAGCACTATCAGCAGCACCAGAGCCGCATCAAGGAGGAGCGCCGCAGTACCAAGGCGCGCAAGGCCCGTGCCCTGCAGGCTCAGCTTGCAGCGCAGATTCACGCTCTTGAGGAGGAGCACATGGTAGACATACACAAGATCGAAGAGCCGGTCCGCGCCGTGCGCAACGGCAACCTGACCGATGAGCAGAAGCAGGAGATCGGGCTCAGGTACGAGCGCGGCGAGACGTATGCCCAGATCCAGGAAATGACGGGCATCAATAACGGCGCCATCAGCGATACGGTCACCGAGCTTGGGCTGCCGCGCCGTGGCAAGGGGCCGCAGCCCAAGATCGAAGCCCTGCCCCGACGCACGGCCGGCGAAGAGATCCCCGAGCCGCAGCGGGTCGCGCTTGAGCATATGCTCACCGAGCCCGACAGATCCCAGATGCCGCCTAAGCTTTCGCCCAAGCCCGAGCCCGTGGCCCCGACTCCCAGCGTGGAGCGCCGTGCACCTCGCATGCACATGCAGCGCTGGGCCATCAGCGTCGAGGGTACGCTGCTCATCGAGGCCCCCGACATAGTCGAGGCGCTGCGCCTGGCACAGCAGCATGACCTGCGTATAACGGCTATCAATCCGGCTTAGCTTATGATGCTGGGGTTGACAACGTGGTCGGCCCCATGCCATAGTCTCCCCGACGGTGTCGGACGCACCGATCACGTAGTCCTTGAGGAGGGACCATGCAGAACATCTACAAGCTCGCACTCGATGTGCAGGACGCCAGCAACCCCAATGGCGTCATCAACTCGCTGGCCACGGTGATCATGCCAGCCATTCGTGAAGAGCCTGGCTATCGGGAGCAGGGCACCCCGTACATCTACACCCACCCTGCCTACATCCTGTTCATCGACAAGCTCGTGTCGATGATCCCTGGCTGCTACACCACCGACCAGAGCGGGGTGATCAGCGCGGCGTATGACCGATGCCACGAGAAGGCACAGGCGGTGCGGTCGTGAGCACTGTCTATCCCGCCAAGCTGGCGTATCGCGGGGTGCTCATCGAGCGTCCCTGCGCTCATTGCGACACGGTCGACCTGCACTTCGAGGGCCGCTGCAGCACCAGCAGCAACGGGCCGTGCACGGTGTGTGGCCTGCCGTATCGCAGCGGTGATGGCGGCGGCTGGCCCACGCATCCCGTGGACGTGCACGGCGAGTATCGCTCTAGCCTGCCGATGCACGACTTCGAGCCCGGCTACTACATCCCCGCCGACTTCGAGTCGGATGTGCCCGTGGCCTTCGATGCCATCATCTCCACTGTGCTGGAGATCGGGCTGCCAGAGATGTTCACTTCCGATCTGTTCCGCGACTACCAGTTGCTGAGCAGCCAGGGGCTGTGGCGCACGGCGCCCGCACCGCGTCGCTTCATCTTCGCTGTACGCAGCACAGGCACCGACATCATCTTGCCTCACGCTGGGCTGATGACCGAGCCCAGGCTGCGGGCCAACGAGCGCTTCTTCGCCTGGGACGAAACGTATTTGCCCGGCCTGGGGTTGTGCGAGGCGACCGAGGAAAACGCGCTTGAGCTACTGCGCATCTGGCATGCGAAGGACATGCGGGAGGCCGAGGCCTCCCTACTGTCCTGGACCGAGGTCACGGCGTGAGCGCCGTGGCCCTGGCCATCGGGCTGATCCTGCTGTTGTTTATGCTCATTCAGATGACCTCAAGCAGGCCGGCCTTGCCGCCCGAGCCGCCGCGCGCCAAGCCGCCCACTGACTGGGGCAAGGACACGCTCGGTGAATGGTGGCGCACCGAGCTTTATTATCTCGACCCCTCGAACCCGGTCTGGGTCACCGGACCAGATGGGGAGAGGCCTACCTTGCCCGATGGCCAGGGGAGGGACCGGTAATGCGCCGGGTTGTTTATGTGCTGCTCGTCACACAGATCCTGGACAACGAGATACGCACCAGCATCGGGCCCGTGTACTGGGACCGCATCGATGCGCATCGAGCGTCCAAGAACAGCCCCTTCATCGATATGGGCATCACGGTGCAGGTCGTCGAGCGTGAGATACGCGGTGAGCAACCAGAGATGCGAACTGCCGGATCAGAGAGTTAGTAAAGTGCACAGCGGTGGGGTTGACACCGTCGGCCCCACTGTGCCACAATGTCCCCAACGTCGCTGACGGACGGCGGCGAACAACTTGAGGAGGTAGGCAACATGCCTGCAGAGCTATTCGGAGATCGGTTCTATGGTGGTCGCGGCAAGGCCGCGTGGCATAACAGGGGTTTCGTTGACGATCTGGAGCACAGCGCCAGCGAGGCCTTCGACCTGATCGGGCACTACAATGTGCTCAAGCTGCCGCTGCAGACGGTGGCGACGCGGCAGGACGGCACGCACATCGCTGTGCCTGCGTTCGGCCTGGTTCGTGGCCCAGTGCCCGAGGATCCCAACGAGGCGTATTTCGGTACGGTCTCGGGCGACTATCGCCTGGTCACCCCGCAGGAGACAGTCGACCTGTGGGACGAGCGGGTTCGCCGGCCAGTCGAAACGATGCTGGCGCTGAAGGACGGCAAGCAGTTCGTCATCACTGCCAAGCTGCCGCACTTCAACATCCGTGGCGATGAGGTCGAGAACTTCCTCATGGTCTGGCAGATGATGGACGGCGGCACGGCGTCGGGGGCCAACACATCGTCGGTCCGCGTGGTGTGCTCCAACACGTTCGCTGCTTCAGTCGAGGCCTCGAACCAGAAGGCGCGTTTCATCCACGATGGCTGGATCCTGCAGCGCATGGGGCGCTGGATGGAGGACGTGGTCAATCGGGCCGAGTCGAAGCTGCCCGAGCTTGCCGAGGCGTACGATGCGATGGCGGCGTTCGCGTTGACCCGCAATCGTCCCGAGGCCCCGCGTGAGATTCGCTACGTGCTGCAGCAGTCGTATCCGCAGCTTCCCGAGTACGTCGTCGACCCCGTGCTCAGCGACGAGGCCAACAACGAGAAGGCCAAGCGCAGGGATCAGGAGCGGCGCGTCGTCGACGAGCGTCGGGTCCAGGCGCTGGAACTTTTCAAGGGCGCCGGCACTGGGATGCGCAATAGCGCCACGTGGGGTACGGCCTGGGGTCTGTACCAGAGCGTGGTCGAGCTTGAGGACTGGAAGGGCGGCAGCAAGGGCTCGGGCCTGGCCCACTCGGTCCTGTTCGGTGAGCGTGCCGACACCAAGGCCCGTGCATTCGAGGCCACCATGGCAGTGGTCACGGGCAAGGCCCAGATCTAAGCTGGGCATGGAGCCCCGCACCTCTCCCGAGTTCGCAGGGGCCTGGGGGGTGCGGGGCTCTTTTTATTTCTGGGAGGACGCATGGTTCACACGCACGATCCCATCGTCAACCTGCGCGCCGACATCAAGGCCGGTATGCAGGCGCTCGATAGCTACGTCAGGATGGGCGGCTTCAGGCGCGCGGCCAGCGTGGCGCGCGAGTTGGGCGAGAAGCTGGAGTGGCTAGCCGAGTGGGAGCAGCCCAACGACCAGGTGCGCAGCCGGGTACAGGAGCCGCCGCCTGCACCCCGCAGCAGAGAAGAGTTCATTGGCGAGCGGCTGGCGCGCAAGTTCAGCACCGGCGCCAAGCGCCAGCCCAAGCGCCGGCACTATGAGGTAACCGAGGTCGAGGGCGAAGTACGCGAGCTACCCGCGCCATGAGGCTGGCGCTGTTCTGCTACTTCCTGGTTGCAATGGGCCTGGCCTCCATGTGCTACGTGCCCGGAGCCTGGGCCCAGGCGGAAGAGCCGCGTCAGGAGTATGTGCGCGTCACGTTCTACACCCTGCGCGGGCACATGGCGTCCGGTATCTGGACGCATCTCGGCGCAGCGGCGTGCTCCTACGGTTTCCCGATGGGCACGGTGCTTGAGATGCCCGACGGCTGGCAGGTCACCTGCCTGGACCGGGGCCACCTGGGCAGAAGCACGGGCTGGGTAGATATCTGGTCACCCTCGCTGCGCTGGGGCTACAACCAGATCGCGGGCGAGTATGGCGATTATGCATGGGTGACTGTGCATAGATGGGGCTACGGAGAATGAGGATAGCCGGACAATCACTATGAGTGGGGGTTGACAACCGACGGACAGTTGTGCCACCATTC